ATGTGTGGAAGATTGAATGTTATCGATTGCCCTGAAGTAATCGACTTATGTGGCCAGCTTGGTATTAGCCTGCAAGATCAGGCTATGCCGCTACGCACCAGCAGGTTTATCCGGGCAACGAACAAGATCAGTATTGTGGTTGAGCAGAACGGCCAGCGCCGCTTACAGGATGCGATCTGGTGGCTACTGTTAGAGCAAACCGACCATGGATTCAAACCCAGTCAATACACAAGCTTTAACACCAGATATGACAAGCTTAATGTGAAAGGAAGCGCCGGCTATGTCGCGTATCGAACTCAGCGCTGCATAATTCCTGCAGCAGGATTTGGCGAAACCGAAGTTGTAGATGGTAAAAATCAGTACACAGACTTTATTGGCCAAAGCGGTCTGGCACTGGGCGGCCTTTATCGCACCTGGCTAAACAAAGAGACTGGAGAAATTACTTACTCCTGCTCTGTGATTACCCTGCCTCCTCACCCTAAACTGATGCCATACCACAGCAAAGCAAGTCCAATGATACTACCTAACGATCGTTTTGATTCATGGCTTTCTGCAGATCAAACCATACTGTTTGATGACATTTTGCGTCCGAAAATTACTATTAATTTGAAGGCCATACAGATAGACAAACCCAGCACCCACAACACTATTGCTCCTACTACTCTGATTTGTGCTGATTAAGGCATTATGTCTCTACTATCTGTTCAATTACCGGGGGTTTTACAAAAACTCCATTCTCATAAATATCACCAATTGAGGCCATTTCCGCTAAAACCCAATTGTCAAATAAAGGTTCATCTGCAATTACTACATTAGTAACAACACCATTTTTAATCACTGCGTATCTCATAGAAATTCTTCCCATTCAACAACAATTTTGCCTGAACCACCTGCTCCAACTACAGACGTTGTACCAAGTGCCCCCCCGCTTCCTGCGCCACTGTTAGCAGGAGCGGATTCTGATGCAGCTTGTTGCTTTCCGTCAGTTCCACGCCCAAATAAACCAGCAGCGCCGCCAGTTGCTATATTTGTGACACTTCCGTAAAAATTGGATCCTGCTGTGTTTCCATTAATAGTTTCAGAAGGAATTATTCTATCTACAGTAGCGTCTATAAAATAAACAGGAAATACGCCAACTTTAAAAGCTAGTGAGATTTCAGTTACACCTAAAGTTGCCCCAGCTGCTTGACCACCTGACCCACCTTTAAAAACTAAACTACCAAAAGACGTATCGCCGCCACTGTTACCATCAACAGTTAACCCTGAGGGAATACCTGCGCCACCTGCGCCAATAACGCAACTTATAGTCTGGTTAGGAGCAACATTGACAGGAATTCTTAAACCATAGCAACCACCAAATCCACCTGTCACAATGGAACCTGATGAGTTATTTCTACCACCGCTCCCACCAGCTCCGCACCCAGTTACCCAAACAGTATTACCTGCTAACTTTGCTGGAACCGTCCAATTGCCAGAAACTAAAATTTCCTGAGATTTTTTAATAATAACAGCGCTTGCAGAACTTTCAGGTTTAACACCGCTAGCAACCCTTGCAATGATCAAGTCTTCATTTGATTCTGAACCATTTAAACTTGCGTTAATAGCTGTCATAAGTGTATCTAAATTACTCTCATCACAATTTAAACCTTCCGCAGCTTTCCTTAACTCCAAAAGCTGATCTTTTGTTGTTGAGCTATTTGCAGCATTTATCCTGGTCTGAATTTGTGTTTTTAAGTTCGTAGTTACCGTTGCCATTTTTATAATCCTGCTAATGCTAAAAGCCGTACACGGCTCACTTGAGAAGATAGCACTGAGATAGCGTTTAAGTTGTTCTGAATAGCGGTACTCTGTTCACCTGCATTTTCGTTGAGTGTGACCATTTGATTTTCTGCGGCCGACACTCTATTGGTCAGGGAAACTATTGAAGTTGATAATGCGCTTACAACTGATGCGGACGCTTTAGCATCCAACTGAGCTTGCAACCCCCCCACATCCGCAATTACCAGACCATTTCGACTAAGCAGATACCAAGCAGTTGAGTTGCCGTCATAAATAATGAAATCGTTAACCCTAAACGCTGTCCCGGCAATAACACCAGAAGCACTAATTCTGTATATTGCACTGCCATTGTCCGGTGTTGGAGGAAAAACACCAGTTGCTGCAGAATGATCTCCGTTATAACTCATAGCTCCTGTCACAGTACCAGCAGCGGCCTGAGCAATAGAAGCCCAACCTTGAGCCTTCTGCGAATAATGCAAAGCTGAATAAAGGCCACCCACAACTTCGGCGTTTTCTGGGTTTACTGCCCATTTCTCAGCATTTAGCTCACTTTGATGAGCTTCTGTCGCTGAATTCGAAGCTTCACTATTTGACGATTCGGCCGCCTGTGCATAAATCGCTGCCAAGTTTTTATCTTGAGCGGCACTATCTGCGGAACTAGCTGCTAGATTTGCTTTGGCAACTGCTTCAGCAGCTGCTTCCTGCGCCAATAGACTATTCGAACTCGAGTTACTTTCACTTTGGCCAGCATTAGTAGCAGCTTGTTCGGCACTATTTTTAGCGGCAACTACTGTAGCCAGATGATTACCAGCAACGGTTGCGCTATCTAAAGCATTTGCTGCTGAAGTCTCTGCTGCAAGCCTGGAGGAATCCGCGAGCCCCGCATCTGTTGAAACTTTTGCAGCTAAAACTGTTATGGTCGAGGACATGCCAACGACTTCGTTTTTGTTGGCCAATGTTTCAGATGCAGCTGTTTGAGCTTCGTTTTTATATCCCAAGGCCAGGTTCAAATTGGTATCAACTACCTGTTGTTGCTCGGCGACACTCGTTGTTAAATTTCCAACATCGACTTGTAACTGCTCAAAAAGCTCCGTTGATTCCTGAAGCTCGGAAATAAGTGCCTGAACATTTGCCACCAAGTAGCCATAAGGAACAACCGTAATATCGTCCCCCTCTTCCAGATCAATAACAACAGTCGACTCTACCGACTGCAAAATCGTTGCGAAATTTGTAGACACCCCAATAGACTGGTCAACGAGTGTTGCAAATCGCCGCATAAGGTTTGCTAAACCTTCTAATGTGTTAAATGCAACAAATGCAGAATTGGTAATGCTTGCATAAGGCCAAGGGTTACGCAGTTTTATTGTTGTTAAACTACCAGACACGGCCTCTACAGGTGTCGGAGCCCCAGCAATGAACATGGCACAAGCAGCGCTTACAAAAGCAGCATTTGCTCCAGATATCTCAACATCTCTCGATCCCGTGTTGACAGAAGCATTACCGACCAGAAAATTTATATCCATTGATATACCTCTAACTTGCTAATTTGTTTTCAAAAGTATCCACAAATACATTTCTGGATTGCACTGCACTGCCAACCGGGCCAACAAAGTTCACCTGAGCAGCATAGTTTCTTGTCTCAGCGACAGTTCTTGTGTCTATACCAATTGCTAAATAGGACAAATACCACCTGGTTGTGCCTGACGGTCCATCATCAGGTTCAAAAACCCCGGACGTTGAGTAAGTCGAAGCAGAGACTTCTGCACCGCCTCGCAAAATCAGAACTGTTGCCGTTAGATTTAATGAGGCGTAGTTACCAGATCTGACGTGGACAGCTGTCCCCTGAGCGGACACTTTTACAGGTTTTCCAGCCGACTGGTGATTCGAGGCATAGGCGATTAAGGTGCCAGAAGTGTTACTGGCGCCACCAGCTTTTGATTCTATAATCTGGCCCTGAAAAAGATCACCCTTTAAGAACCCCTGACCATTGAATTTGATCCAAAACAGCCCGTTGATGTCAGTTTTTTCACCTGCGCCAATCCAAATTGCATAGGTAGCATCGTTATTGATCTCAACTCGATAACCTGTGCCCGCAGCGCTCAAAAAAGCCCCTTGCATAGTGGCATTCCGGAGGACCACATTTCCCGCTGTATCAACTGAGAAAGAAGCATTCCCAGGCGTTTTAGAACCTGTTCCGTACCAGAGCGGAAAGCTGCCTGCGCCAGACATTTCAGCTCGGAAGCCACTTGTTGCAGTAGCGAACGTTCCAGCAATAAGATCACCGGAGAATATCCACTTTGCTAAATCTGTGTTGTAGTAAAGTTGAGTGACGCCTGCTGTGTTTGTTAGACGTAATGTGTCACTCCGAAACTCAATAGCATTTGTTGCTCCATCGATTACTAAACCATTTACTCTCGCTACACCACCAACCGTAGTGGTAACACCAAGATATGCTCGTCCAGAAACGTCTCCCAACTCATCAGACACGCTGCTAAGAGATAACTGAACTGAGGACAGATTTCCTGAAATTGAATTAACGCTTGTTTGTAATGCTGCAGTCGCTTTTGTATTTCCGCTGGAATCCAAACCAGCATTTACCAATAATTGTGAAATTGCATTCTGTTGTGTACTGAGCCCCGTGACTGAGGCGCGAAGAGCAACTGTGGCTTTGGTGTCGCCTGCAGGAGTAAGTTCAGAATTCAGCAATAGTTGTGTATTTGCGAGCAAACTCGTATCAATTCGTCCTACTGATGTATTCAAACTCTGTATAGCCACAGCGTGGCCGTTTACAGTCGCAGAAGTAAACTGGATTGCATTACTGTTCGCAGCAATAGAAAAATTTGCATTATCTATACGGCTGTTGACTTCGGTCAGTGTACTGGCAGTTGTCTGCTGCAGCGTTGTAACAGATTGCTCGATGCGCACTACTTCCGACTGTCGTTGCGCGACCTCATCGTTTAATTGAGTTCTGATAATCTCAACGGAGGTTTCGCGCTGTTCGGTTTCGTTACGAATTGATTGTTGTAGCTTTTTCTGCCCTGACTGGCGACGGATCCGCTCGTCAGCGTCATCTAATATCTGCAAGGCGTCTTCAATGAGGTTCTGACGAGTCGAACTTATCTGCTCGTTTACTTTTATAACATCAGAGATGATGTTACCTATATCTCCTGAGATTTGTTCAATAACCTCAGGAAGAATAGACTCCCCAATACCATCACTGATTAAATCGATGATATTAGATCCATCACTAGTGGTTTTTACGACTTTACTCATCCATTCAGAACGACCCAGCGCATTGACTGTTCTGGAGAAAAGTGTGTATTCAGTGCCATGTTTAAGACTTACGAAAACAAAATTTGCCCCTGGGCCATAGACAAGACCTGCAGTCGAATTGATAGCCATTTCAAACTGAGTACCAAGGCCAATTCCACTCAGAACTGGAGCCGCTTCAATCTCAAAATTACCCACCACCACATGGATGTCGCTCGGAGGTATAGGTGAGAGAAGATTTATTGGTATTAATGCGGGCAGCGATAATGTATTAAGCGTACTTAGTGCTCGAAGGCTGATCACATAGGAGCCGGGAGCAAGAAGTGGAATTGACCAACTCAGCCCCATTGTCTCTACTCTATAAACCTCGGTTGAATCTGCAGTAACCAGAATTTGATAGCGCCTTATAAACGCATTATTGGCATTAGACCATCTCAAAGTCCCTGAAGTTGAAAATGTCGGGTCAGGTTCTATTGAAAGACCCACTGGAGCAGGGATATTTGTCGGATCACCTAAATTTGTGCCACCTACACGCTCAGAGTACTCAACTCCAGACCATGGATAAATCGCGTCCTGATGTTCAATGAATTCAAACTCTACATCGCCATCTTCACGAAGCTTGCACTGTTCAACCCGGAACGGTTTTTCATCCCAGCCCCGGGTGTCATCGCTAATACCAACAATATCGCCAGGCTCCACAACAATGGCTGGAGGCGAAGCTGAAAAACTAACCTCCATTCGGTTTCGGCTTCGCTTAGCAATAATTTCAGCCATTTGGTAGACTTCGGCTTTGTTCGTGATCGTGTCAAATTCAAAGCTTTGTTCTAAAAGGACACCGTTATCTTCAGCTAACCACTCCGCAAACAAAGGATCGTTGGCTTCCGGATAATGTACTTCGTCGCGCTCGTAGTTTGTCAGCTTGTTAGGAAAGCGAATAATAACCCGGTTGTAACGGTCGTTTTTACGGCCGGCTTTGCTTTTTATTGGACCTGTGATTAGGGCGTAGTTTTGTTTGGTGCTGCGGCCATGACCAAAAAAGAAAACCGGATCGCCCTCTTTTTCGCAAACAAGGCGTAACTGGCCGCTGCCTATAGGCATCATGCCGCGCATACCAGACAGCATTTGCTTCACGTTACTGAATACTGATTTACCCGTATCAATAACCAGATTGCCGGTGATCCGAGCATATGTAACGGCTGAGGTTACCCCGTTAATCGTGACATCACTGGTGATCTGTTCATCAACCCAGTAAGCAGCGTCAATAAATGACTGCATGTGAATTCGACTAAGTCCCAAACCTTTGCCATATCGGTTATTTGTTAAATAATCCAACATTTGTAACGGCAAGTTTTCACTATAAAGAGTCAGGTTTTTCCTTGGATCATAAATTTTCCGACCGATGATAAGAGCCGTAACTTCAGGTTCTCCACGCCAGATGCTTTGACTCTCATCCATTTGTAGTCTTAGATGAACGTAAGCTATCCCCTGGAGACGATGTTCTCCTGTCCAATTTGGAATTCCAGTGGTTAATGCCTGCTGACCATCAGCCCCTAAACAACGCTGTACGGTAAACCAACGTCCACCGCCTTGCTTGTTCCAGCGTGAATCATTTTCTGACACGCCATCGAAGTAAAGCTCTGATATTGATTCTATTGGCCCCTCACAAAACACAATTATCAGGTTGAGAAACTCATTTTTAGCACCGCCAGAAGCATCAGTGACATATTTGTGGACCTTAATACCTCCGATCCGACGAGTGCCATACACCACTGGTATTGCATGATCACTGCCCTGTTTTTCAACGGTGACTGCTTGAGCTCCCGGCGCATCGGGCGACGGAACAAGCCAGCTCAGGATTTTCTTAAATGGCTTGGTAACAGCTTTCCAAATACCACTAAAAATCCCCATTATTCACCGCCCCATTTCAGATCTTTTTTCACCTGAGCGGCGAACTCAAGACCTTTATCATTCGGAAAAAATCTACGTTGACTGGCATCAGTAGAACGACGGCCTCGTGGTGCCTCGAAATCTGCCCACTCGCTGGTTAGCGGAATGGTGATCTGGGAGTCATTCTTTGAATCGGAAACATCGGGCGCATTAATTAACCACGTATGCAGAAGAAGAGGTTCCGGTATGACTTCGCCTTGATCAGTCAAATAAGCGCGAAAAATATAGGCATAACGATTGATCTGATTTGTGCCCAACATCAGCGCTACCATACTTTGATCCGCGGCTGTAAAAGCCAGGCCTATTTCGCCTATTCGCAGCTCTGCATTAAAGGTTGGTGCGTCCATACCAAGCAGCAGACCATTAGACTCAAAGATCTCACCCTGCCAGTTCACCGGATAACCACAGTCGGTTATACGTAAGGTGACGTTGTTAGCAAGCTCCAGCCTGATCAAATGGCAATAGTCATGCTCGCCGGCAATTGCAGCAGCGACTTGTGGTGTTACTTGAAGCATGTGGTTATAGAACCTCGATTACATCTAAGTCGAAGGAGGAAAAACCAGATCCGGATACTGCTGACTCGAATTCTTGAGCGTCACGCACCAGGCGAACAGTAAAAGGTACATCCCTTACAACAGCTGCCGTCCCTAGCGGAACATCAGCGCGCAACTGAGGGTAAATAGGTAGCGTTAGCTGGCCAGAAACATTGCTATTTACATCAGCAGTTAGTTGATAAACCTTGCTGTGGTTGGCAAAACGAATAAAATCTCCAGCCAATAACTGTCCATTCACTGGGCCTGAAAACCCCTGCATTTGAATTTGTGTTGAACCTGCTGTAGCTGTTGCACGAACAACAGGGCTTCCACTGGCAACACCCCGAGGCTTACTATAAACAGGCATAATGGTATCGAACACACCATAACGACCATTTTGGCTAAAAACCCAAGACATCAACTTCCGTATCTCCGCTTTACTAAGAGGCACTGTCGTCAAAGTGAATTCCCAGCGCTGTGCTGGTATTTTGCGAACATGCTGGATCAAGGCCTTACTTTCGGTTGCAGTCGTTGGAGCATTTGATACGAGAGTTGACTTATTAAACCGTAGAAATGCAGGTACGTTAGCCATTAGTAAAGTTTCACTCCCTGATCTTCCAGTGATTGAACTAACATTCCAGATATTGCGCCACGGTTACTCAAGATCATTTCAATCAGGCCCTCATTGTTCAGGGCAGACATGTTGAAATGCACATCCAACTTTTTAGTACCAGAACCAGCTGCTGAACGATTGACACTCTGCGGTGTGCCACGGAGGAAACTGGTTAAGTCTTGGTTTTGGCGAGGGCTCAGCACCCGTTCGCCTTTATCCAGCAACCAGGTACCTTCTTTTGGTATGTAATCGAGGCCACTGTGAGCCATACCTGCCAAAGTGCTACCAGCCGCAGCAATTGCACCTGCAGCCAACGGACTGGTCGCTGCTGTTGCAGCAGCAAGAGCTGCAGGCGCTAAAGCTGGGCCAACAATTGGAATAGCAGCAGTTGAAGCAAAAGCATTGATACCTGCTAACATGACCCCTGCCGTTGATTGACCCGTCACCTGGGCTATATAGCCAGCAGCAGCTGCTGTTCCCATGGTCTTTTCGAGTGCAAAGTTAACCAGCTTCTGAGCACCCACCCTGATAAGCATCCTGATAGTTTCTTCTGCCATGTTTCTAAGCATGTCCGACAGGCTAAAGTTGCCAGTGGTTATGAAGTCATACAGCGCATCTTCAAGGCCACCAAATGCAGAGGTAAAAATGTCTTCCATTTGGCCTGCAATATCACTGACCTGATCACTCCAGTTAGCCCAGGCTTCACCCCAGCCCTTGGTCCAATCGCCACGCATTTCGTCTTCACGAGCGAAGTAATCTTCCATCATCTGCAGGCGAGTGCTTAGCTGCTCGTCCAGCATTTCTATCTGACTGTCGTACTGTTCTTGAGTAATAGAGCCAGTGGCAAAGTCAGATGTGGAGCGATCGCGGCCGCGCTGAACATCACGCTCAATAGTGTTGCGCTCGCCCATGCGCTCACGGGCACGATCACCCATACCAAAGTTGGCCAGAGCATCGCCGTATTGCTGTTGCTGGGCTTGGATTTCACTCTGCAGGTTTTGCTGATAGGCAGTTAAGCGGTTAATTTGCTCCCTGCTTTTAATTTCACGTTCCAGCTCGACATTACGCTGCAGCTGGCTACGAATGGCACTTTCTTCTGCTAACAGGCTTTTTTGCTGGGCGGTGAGGGTTTTCTTTTCTTTGATGTCAGATAACTGCTGCTCAAACTTGATCAACTGTTTTTGTGCTTCACCCAGCTTTTGATTAGTACCCAACTGCTCACGAAGCGTTGCTTCCTGCTGTGCCAGCTGCATCATGTACACTTTGGCTGAGTCGTCAGAGACCTTTTTAGTAGTTTCTTTAAACTTCTCTTCGATGGCCGCTAAGCCTTTGGCAACTGATTCAGGTGAAAGCAAAGCACTGGTAGGGTCGGCAGCACGAATTTTATTAAGGTTGGCGTTGTATTCCTTAATTGCAGCAGCCTTTTTTTCCTCCTTGGTTTTGCCTTCATCAAGTAATTTGTTCAGCTGTTGCTGGGCTGCAATCGATTCTTTGTTTAGTTGGGCCCGCAGCTTGTCGCCGTCTGCCTGCATTTCAGACATCCAGAGCTGCACCTCTAACTGACGTACAATCTCTTTTTGCTGTTCAACTTTTGAATTATCAGCTCTGGCAAATTGCTGGTTCGGCGTTACAGATCCAGAGTTTGGGCTATTTTCGAGTTCAACAAGTTTCTTTCTGGCGTCTTCCAGCTGGCTTTGCAGTGTGTCTGATCGGCCAAGGTTTAATATTGAATCCCAAGCTTCTGTGCTGCCATTTTTGATGGCTTTCCACGCTTGTTCGATATAGCCTAGGTTATCAACAATTGCCTGAGTGCGCTGGTCGGTAGCGTCAGCGTAAGCATTCATGGCCAAAGTTGCAGCGTCTTGGGTTTTACCTTGTTTTTCAAGGGCAACGATCTGCTCGTAAATATTAGCCGTGAGGAAGTTATATTTTTCGTTGAGCTCAACAACTGATTTAGCCGGGTCTTTGGCCAGCGATTCGAATTCTTTTACTGTGTCGGAAATCGCTTTGCCTACAGTGTTTTCCATAAGAACAGCTGAGCGGCTTACCAGTTCTAACTGCTCAGAGGTGAATTTGCCTGTAGTTGCTGCTTCGGCAATTGCTGCTGATGCCTGGCGCTGTGTACCGGACACATCATCAATACGTTTTGCCATTTCTGCAAGTTCATCGGTAGTTACGCCTGCAGCATTACCAGTAAATAATATGGCCTGCCGGAATTTATCAGCCTCGATGCTGCTCTGATAATACGCTAGAGCTAAAACACTTAATCCGGCGCCAGCAAGAGACAGCGGATTAATCAAGCCAACGATATAACCTGCCAGGGCTTTAGCAGCTGGGCCGACACCACCAAACATATCTTTTAGCTGACCGCCTTGCTGCAGGAATACAGTAAGCGGATTTTGCCCACTAGCCAGAGAAACTGCGATATCAGTAAACTGAGCTGGTACACCCCTTAGGTTGGCCTGCAGCTGCTTTGCAGACATGCCGTTTTTATCGAACTGAGTGCCCATGCCGCTGAGTGCTGTTCGGGACTGATTAATGGTGTTGTTTAGCCGGTTAAACTCAGCTTCATCAACAAGGCCTGATTTGAAGCCTTGCTGCAGCTGATCTTGCATTCTGTCGAGCTCAGCCAGCTTGCCGATCGTTGGGTCAATTTTGTTGACCAGGTTAGAGAACTCACGCTGCTGTAATGCAAAGGCAGAGTTGGTTTCAATAACCTCGCGCTGCATGGCTTTCAGCTGGTTGGTGTAGTTGGTATAAGCGCTTTCGTCTACGAATCCTTTCGCTCTGTGGGCTTCGAGCTGAGTTTGCATCTTATCCAAGCGATTGAGCTCAGCAACAACCGGGTCAATTTTGTCGATCAGGCTGGAAAACTCGTTTTTCTGGCGCTGCACAGCTTTATTCATTTTTTCCATAGCACGCTCAGTTCTGTTAGCTCCTTCTTCAAAACTGCCGGTATTAGCAATGACGTTTAACGTCAAATTACCCATGCTGCGTGTTGCGGACATATTTTTCCCATAAAAAAACCCGCCGAAGCGGGTCGTTTCCGTAATTTAAAAAACTAATTAACCTTAACAGATCCAGGCAAAGGGCTTTCTGTGTAAGCGAAATTAATCACGACACCATCCCTCAATAAAATGTCTAGCGTTTTAGTAGTACCAGTGCTTTCAACCTGCATACTGAACACGTAGTTTGTTGCTTTAGCGTTTGCTACGGTGTGGCTGTATATCCACTTTTGCTCATTTTCAGAAAGAACCGTTTTCATAAACGGCTGACCAATAAGCTGAACCAGCTGGTTTTCTGTGGTTACACCTTTTTCTATCTTTTTCACGTTGTCAGAGGCGAATTCATTACCTGTTTTATAGGTAGACGTGGCACACCCAGCAAGCAATAAAATCAGCGAGAATAGTCCTACAAGTTTCATCAACATTTCCTTATTTTAGAAAAACCGTATTGAATATAGATGTTTGTTTTGAAGTTTTCTATCAGGATTTAATCCCACTCCTGCATAGCCTTTTCAAGACTTAGTTCTTCTTCAAATTTCGGTGTTACAACCATGAAGTGTTCAAGCGGCTTTTCACTGCCGCCAGCACTATGGTGCGTTAGTGCCATTTGGTGCGCTGCTATTAACTCCATGCGGTGCTGCATAGCTAAGCGGCCGTACTTTTCCTTGTAGGATGCCCAGATAATGGTTTCTTCGTAGCTCAGGTTGTTCTGAGCTTCTTCTATTGTTCTGCCGCCGACTCCGGCGAGGACGAGCTCGCACCAGAACTCTTCTTCGTCTGTGATTGCTTTGGGTCAGGCTTTTTAGATAGACCATTTACCTCCCAAATTGCAGCAAGCAACGCCATGCCCAGGCTTTCACAGATTGGACCGTGCTCTTCTTCGCCTTCTTCCAATTCGCGCCCAGAATTACCCATCAGGTCTTCAGGTGTAAACAGAGGTTGGCTTTGCTCGTTTACAATGCAAGCACAAATACGAGCCACCATTACGCCGTCATTGGCCTGAAAACGTGCTTCTGTATTCACTGTGGCAAATGACTTTTTGCGCACATAGACGATGGCTGAATACTCTGTTTCATTACCTTCGTCGTCTGTCACATACCATTTAATTTCACGCTGAACAGGCGCAGCAGCTGTAAAGCTACGGCTGCTGGCCAGTAGCGAAGCATCAAGTAATCTCATGCTGTTCTGCCTTTCTTCAGCCATTGACCTTTACCGCTGCGCTGAATAGACAGCTGGGTAGTCACGATTGCGTTTAAGGTAAAGTCGAACGGAAAATCGCTGATGTAGCCCTGAAATGTGTAGAAGGTGCGATCGAGCGGCAGAACGACAGCTTCTGAAGCAAATGTAGGTGCTGTGGTGCCATCAGACCAGCCAACAAAAAATTGAATATTTCGGTCTGCATCATCATTAGCCAATTCAGCCAATCTGATGTGGGCCGCGATTGCTGGATCGGCTTTAACCGCACCAGTAGCCTGACCAGGTGTACGCATGCCACGCTTATATTTACGCTCCAAATCAGCCAGATCAGTATCGTCAATCTGCTCAGCAGGAGTACCACCCGGATTAAACTGAGT